AATTCTTGAAAGGAACGGAATTACGACAATTGACGGAAGCGAACATTCCTATGGTGGATAAACTGGCCGAGCGATTCAGCAAGTTGGAAGGCCGTATTGTCAGTGCCGGTGAAGTGCTTGATATGATCTCGAAAAAGAAGGTTACGTTTGAGGACGTAAAAGATGTTCTTTGGGAACTTACGGATGATGGTGGCATGTTTAATAACATGCAAGAAGTTCTTTCTGAATCAGTCAAATCCAAATGGAAGAACTTGGCTGATACGATTGACATTATGCTTGGTGATATTGCGGAGCCAATGGGTAGTACATTGAAATGGACTGCCGAAAGCCTTACCACCCTTGTACAAAATTGGAAAGAAGTTGTACCGGCTATCGAAGCTGCCGTTGGAGCCTTTGGAGTATATAAGGTAGCTACATTTGGCGCAAACCGCTTGATTGGGAATGAAAGTGCGGCTCTTATAAAAAGTACGCTTGCTGCCAAGCAAAAGGCAGCAGCCAATCTTGTTGTCGCATCCAGTTATCGTACACTTACAAATGCGGAAAAAGGACTTATAGCTTCAAGTAATACTATGACAACCGCAGATTGGAAAGCGTTGGCAAGTAGTGGAGCTTTAACTAAGGAGTATGCCTTGCGGTTAATGGCACTTGGAAAATTGAAATCAGGACAAGCCGGCCATATTGTGCAGGTACTTGGTATATCTCGTGCTGAAATGTCAGCTGCACTTTCAACAAGTAAATGGCGTGTAGCCATGATCTCATTGGGTTATGGTATAAAACAAGTAGGAGTTGCATTAAAAGGTTTGCTTTTTAATCCATACATGCTTCTGTTTACTGGGCTTACTGCCATTACTGAATTATGGTATAAGTCCGGGCAAAAGGCTGACGAAATGAACGAGCGTATTTCCGAGCTGACAACAAGAGCACAAGACGGTTTCAAGAATTTAACGAAAGAAGCTCAAAAATTTGCTGATGTTGATCCTTTTAAGGCGAATGATGCCTCACTGATTTCTTCTATTGAAGAAATACGGTTAAAAGCCTTGCAGAACAATATATATTGCTTCGGAATGCTTTGAATGATACAAAAGAGGCTTATAGATTGTTGAATGCCATAAAAGGTACGTCTGAACATGCCAATGAAGCGACTGACGGTTATTTTGATGACAGTTTTCTTGAAAATATCAATGACTACATTGATGCGGAGGAACGGGTAAACAAGATTATTGGCCGCATGTCAGGCAGCTATATCGAGTATTCCACCGCCATGCAGAAAGTTATAGCCAAACATGGTGATTTTGCCAAAGCCGCTTCGGGTAAACCGCTGAAAGAACAGCTATCCATTCTCAAAGAATACCCCAAAGCATTGGCCAGCCTGAATAATGAGTTGCCTTTCACTGGAGGATATAGAGATGATATTTTTCAATTGCGGAAAGCGTGGAAAAACTCTAAGCGTATTTATATGGAAGATGTATTGCCGGATATGAAAGACTTCCTATCTGGGTACAAGTCGAGGCTGAAAGCTGCCGGCTGGGATTTGGAGAATTTGAGTGATGCGCAGAAAATAGCTATCGGTTTGGATATAAGTTCTTTCTTTGATACGTTCGAGAAGATGCCGAAATATATGCGAGACTTCTTTAACGAGAAGACTCTTGAAGAAGAGTTCAATATCAAGATTAATGCTGAATATACAGAAGCCAGTCAAAGTTTTTCTGATTTGCAGAAAAAGTTCAATGAAGCTACAGATGGGCAATTTGAAGTCCAAATAAAGGTTTCCACAGATTCAGAGAAAATCATTGAAGGAATACAAAAAGCGTACAAGGAAGCGAAAGAGACAACAAATCAATTGAAGCCGATATTGATTAAGGCCGGAATAGATTTATCAGGTATTGGAACCATTGACTTATCAAAGATTCCTGATTGGCAGAAGCAAATTGTATCAGATTATAAAAAGACTTTCGACATGATGCAAGCCGGCGAGAAAGGAGCCAAAGAAATCGGTTTTTCTCTCACTGATCCAAGTAAGAATAAGAGCAAAAAGGATGCCTTCGCCGAAAGATTGAAAGAACGGGTAAACTTACTAAAGGAGGCATATTCTGAATATAAGAAGTGGACTGATATTGTTGGAAAAGAAGAAGCTGCCAAAAAGGTTATAGAATCGGGTGCTTTTGACTCCTTGTTTAGAGGGAAGGAACCGGTGGATATTATCAATTATTGGGATGAATTGAATAAAATTTTTAACCAGCTTGACGATAAAACCAAAGAGCGTATGGAATTGAAAGTTTCTATATGGAAAGTTCTTTCAGATATTGATGCCAATGCTATGAAAGAAGCTTCGGATAAGGCTACAGAAGAACTTGAAAGGTACGTATCTGATGTTTCGAAGAAATGGGATATATACAAGCAGCTTATCAATGCCGGTGCAAGTAAGAAGGATGCTTCTTTATACGCTTTCGGAGCATTGTCTGAATATGAGAAGAAATCCGAGGAATTGGCTGAAAAGGTGACTAAGAAAATGAAGGATAAAGGGGTATATATACCTTTGACTTTCACCGAGCAAAAGGCCACAGAATCACTTGGAGGTAAAGACAGTGTTTTGTATAAACAGTTTTTCAGTGCATGGAAAGAAGCCAAAGATGCTATTGAAAAAGATAGCTTGGAAGTAAAGCTGAAAGAAGTTACTGCCCTCAACAAATACAAATCTATCGCTGAAAAGATACGGGATTTAAGCGAGAAATATGCTCCCTTAACTGGCACCTTCATTGGTGAAAATAATGAACTTATTGGTAATGTTGAAGGTATGACTCCCGGAAAAAAAGCTCTTTTCACTGAATATAAGGAGGAACTTGCAAAGCTAAGGGGACAGCTACTTGAACTTCTTCCGGTATGGGAACAGATATTTGGAGATCAAACCTATAAATCATACGGACAAATACAGCAAGCATCCGATTATGCTCAACAGATTATTGATAATGCTTCTGTAACTAAAAATAAGAATGGAAAGCCAACTGCTTTTACTTCTTGGTATTTGGATGAGAATGGTAAAAGGATTGATGTTTCAGGAGAATATTCTCAAATTGAGAAGTTAAAGAAAGCCATACAAGACTTGTATAAGGCCGGATTACAGAAGAATCCGTTTGCCACTCTCATAAAAAATGTTCGTTCTTTATTCTCCAGTGGAGATAAAGATGAAAAAGGTACCATAGAAAAGATTGCAGCCATAGGAGAAAGTGCCGCTGAAAGCGCTGATCTTGTCGGCAATTTTGCAGGGCAAATGTCCTCCATGTTCGATGCTTTGGGCAATGAGGGCATGGCCGACACGATGGGCAATGTGCAGGATGCCATGTCTTCTATAAGCAATATCGGGCAGGGATTTGCCAAAGGTGGAATAGTTGGTGGTATTGCTGCCGCTGCCGGTGAAGCTGTAAACTGGATTGGGAAGATAGCACAAGCGCATGATAAGAAACTCGATAAGGCTATTGAAAAGAGTAAACTTCGTGCTCAACAGTTGCAATATATATACGAACAAATTGACGGTATTCTTGAACGTTTTTTGGGCAGTGGCACGGAACTAAAACTTGTAGATGCAGAAAATGACCGTACCCGGTTGAATCAATTAAATAATCAGATTGAGGCAATACGCAATAAGGGAAAGATCAACATCTTCGATTTGATGTCTTTGCAGAAATATAAGCAGGAAGCGGAAAAACTTCAAAAACGTGTTTCGGCATACGATGAAGGTGGTGCATACGGGTATCAACGTGCCTTGATGCAAGAACAACTTTCAGAATTGGAGAAACAACGGCAAGCCGAAATTGACAAGAAGAAGACGGATGATAGCAAGGTGGCTGATTATGAGAATCAGATTGCGGAGATGAAACAGCAAATAAAGGATTTTGCCGAAGAAACGGCTGAATCTCTTTATGGCATTAATTTGAAAGACTGGGCTTCACAGCTGGGAGATGCCTTGTATGAGGCATGGCAGAAAGGCGAGGATGGTGCCGAAGCTTTCAAAAATAAGGTTGCCGACATTATGGGTGATGTTATGAACTCCATTCTCAAAATAAGTATTTTGGAACCGGCCATGCAACAGCTTCAAAAGATGCTTTTTGGTGAGGATGGAATGAGTGGTTATTTCGGCAAGGATTTCTCTCTTGACGAAAAGGAGTTGGAAAGTATTGCGGACTATCTAATGGGGGTAAGTGAGAAAACCGATGATTACTATTCCATGCTTGACAAACTGAATAACTATATGGAAAAGAAATATGGTATCAGTATGAAGGAAGAGGAAGAAGACAGTGGAAGTGGTTTATCTAAAGGCATACAGAATGTTACTGAAAATACCGCTAACCTTTTGGCTTCTTATATAAATGCAATCCGGGCTGACGTGAGTGTTAAACGGGAGTATGTGCGCAGATTGGTTGAAGAATTGTTCCCGGCCTATAATGTAATAGCACAAGCACAATTACAACAACTGACAATGATACAGATAAATACAGCAAAGAATGTGGAATTTGTGGAAGAAATCAGGGATATACTACATAGGAATATAAACGGTGTAAACAAGTTTAATATATGATTATGAACAGATTGAATAGTGAATTGAGAGGTCATGCCGTATCGTATGGCCTCTGCACACAATGGCAAGGTGACTGGCAAAATAATAAAAGTCAGCAGGAACTAATTGAAATGTATATACGAGGCATTGATTTTTGTATTGAGCACGATTATCCGACAGTGGAATATATAAAAGGTAATTTTGACCGGAGTCTGCTTCATCAAAACCATATTTTTGTTGATGAACCAGTGACCGGAGGCAACAATGGTGTATATGTACTGAACGGTAAATGTTCAGGTAAACTTTCTTTCGGTAAATTTACAGCTGCTACTCTCCATTTGCGCCATGATAGTGAATTGACTCTTGAAGTGGAAGATTGCGCCAAAGTTTTTGTGAGTGTATATGAAGGTTACGTGTTGATAAGAGAAAGCCGAGAATAACCCCCGACTTTATTTTCCAGTCACACGTTTTGTCAAATAGAACTTGTGAGTTTTGTCTAAGAATACAACGTAAAATGTATCGCCAACCACATGACCGATAATTACTGCCGATCCATTGATATGTATTCTTGCCCAATTTGCATCTTCCGGTACATTTTTGGGAAATTCAAAAAGGGTCTTTTCTTTTGGTGGAAATGAACCATATATTGTGAATTTATCTCCATCTATCTGTTGACGCAACGGAGAACAGCAATAACCATGTAGCGTTTCCAATGCGAAACTTAACAACCCTGCGTTTTGCCAGTCCTTAAAAGCCGAGCCATATTTTTGTGTAGTGTCAAGATATTGGAATGAAATTTTAAAGTTTGAAGTCCGGGCTTCATCATTCACACTTGGCTTCTTCTTGTATGGTTCGGCTAATTTGGATTTCTTTTTATACCCCTGCATTTTGTTCACTCTTATAGAATGCTTGTACCGTTTTCTTTGAAATTATTTCATGACATTTATCTGCCTCTGCATAGCCAATACGTGCTTCAAGCCACGGACGTTCATTGTGCGTAGCTCTTTCCAGTTCCAATCCCGTCCAAGTAGATAGGTCTGTCAAAATAGAAACAATTAAAGTTTGTTGGTCTTGTGTTAGCTTTCCAAATTCCTTATCTACATCTTTTCCGGTAGAATTTGAATAGCTCAATTCCGCATACAGCATAGATTTGTCTTTAAGACTATCGTAAACTTTACGACTAACGGGGCCATGCACCCATGCTTCAAAAGAATCTTCGACTAACTCTTGATCGAAATATGCAAGATGATATGCATCACAATAAAAAAGTAGCTTTTGCAATTTTAGATGTGACATCGGTCCATAGTGCTTTAGAATATAGTCAGAAAGCACCACAGAATCTATTTTTTGAAGTTCTTTTGTCTTTTCCATTATAATCATCCTTTGAATAATACAAAGGTAGCGCTTTTTTATATAAAATCAAAGAAATCATGTCTATTTAACTTGCTTTCTTACTTTTAAAGTCAAAAATAGAAGTTGTTGACTGATGTAGTATTATGTGCAATGAAATTGGTTACTTGATTACTTTTAATCATTTTAGAGATTGTCTATGTTTAAAATATTCCGTATATTTGTGGCAAAGACAGAGGTCTTGTTTTTATTGCGTCAAAGATTGCATTAAGTATTTTTAATATGCGTACTACTTAAAATATGAAGTGTTTTATAAAATAAGTAGTATATTTGTGCCCGTAACAAGAAGGGAAGGCTTGGTGCAATCGACATACTACGAAGTTTGAGCCAGTCGTGGCTATTCTTAATATATCGCCTGCAACGTCCTTCCCCTTTGGTTGCAGGCTTTATTTTTTTTCTAAAGCCTTACTTATTAGCGGTTCTATCAGTGCCCACCGCGCGGACTTGTCACCCGTGAGATAAAAAGGCTCTTTGTCACATAGGATATATCAAAGTAAGATTAAAACCTCAAAGCTGATCCGCTTACCATCAGGAGGTCAACCCAAACAACATACATTCTTGCTTTGAAGAATGGCACCGGAGAAAGTGTTGCTTATAGTGGCTGGTTTATTTCTCTGAAAATTCAGAAAAATCGAGTTTTTGACAATATACACATAGTATAAAGAGAAATAAATAAAAATCTCCTGAACTTGCTTATATGTATGTTTGGGAGAAAAGGGTAAGAAATAGTATGCAAGTAAAATATAAAAAACATTGTATGAAGACAAATCAAGAAATGGTGCGATACATTGATAGTTTTTCTGTGGTTCAGCGCACGAGTGATGGTTATTTTGACGGAACTGA